GACTTACCCCAATTAATTTGTTTGTCTTGCAAAGATGCAACACGATTAAAGCCTGTATCACCTGAATGCAGAAAGTTTTGTGATTCTTTTGTGTATCTAAGGTTAGATGGTCTGTCTAGGTCTACTAGTCTATTTTCCGAATCTATGGTTACTGTAGAGCCATCAGGCGTATCATTTATAACAAGGCTAGTCATTCTACCTTTAAACAAAGTCAGCGTTCCTGCTACCTCATTCGTACCACCCATAACATACCCCATAAAAATAGTTATGGGTCTGTTTTGGTAGTTTTCTGTCAATGCGTAATTGACAACTGTGGTGTCCATGCCTGATAGAGAAACAACAAGTCCGTTAGACTTTAGTTCTAAATTATCTTCTGAGTTACTTATGCTTAATAATGTTCCTGCACCAGTGTATGTATCTGAGCCTATTACAAGATCATCTATGCCTGACCATACTAGAATATCATCTGTGTCAAACTCTGCTTTCACTGCAAAGAATATTGCTTGTTCGTCTGCACCTAGACGATTTACGATAGAAGCATCTAAACCCTGCCTAGTTGCCATTAAATTACCTCAATACAAGAAAAACTAATGCCGTAGTTTGATATTCGGTCTGCTGACCAACTTACCTCATTAGATATGAGCCTAAATGTCCCTTTTGGGTTTGTGAATACTGCATAATTTCCATTAGCTAAGTCTGATCTTAACTTTGGTTGTATAGCAACTCCATAAAAATCTTTACCACCATCTGCTGTAGCCGTTGCATCTTCTGTAACCATGACTATTTGTGAGGGCGTTCCTGTGGTGTTTGTTTCAGATTGTATCTGTAAGTAGTCTCCCTTCTTAATCGTTCCACTAGCAGCGTTTGTGGAAGCGAGAAGCGATAATCCAGTAGCACCTTTGACATTTGTTCTTACTTTACAACTTGCTGTGTTGGACTCTGTGGTAAATGTGCTAGATGTTACAACGACTGTTGCACTCGTTAATGTTGTAATTTTATGTGTACCATTGTTATCTTCATTGGTTGCACCAGTAACAACTATAAAATCTCCAACCTTTGCACTTCCAAAAGTAGAAGCACCTGCTGTTATTGTAGAGCCACTAAAAGAAAGTGTAACTGAGTTTGTACTTGTTCTATGATTAGATGTAAGGAAGGCTGTGCTATACGTTCCTGTGTTTGTAAGAGCATCAGGGTCAGCAAATTTAAAATGATTTACTACTCCGTTAAGTTCTAAAAGAAAAGATTGCCACTCTACAGCTTGTGATCTTCTCATAGGTGGTAGTGATACTTCTGCTGTCCAATATACTCCATCAAATTCTTGCGTCTTGGTTTTTCCTGAAAATGGGCTGACTGTTGCTCCTACAGTTCTTATAAGTGTCCAGTTGCTTCTTACGAAGTTTGGACTTGTAGGCATTGATATTAATTTAGCCACCTTGCAACATTCTCCTATAGTTGCCACCACGCATTGCAGCCTCAGCTACAGCACCTTTTGTTACATCTGCTATTTGGGGAAGCATTTTTGTAACTTCAGCCCTAACTGTTGGTACAACTCCTGTAGCAAAGTTTATAGATTGGTTTATAACAGTAGTGCCACCACCCATAGCGTTTTTAGTGTTCATATTGTTCATTATTTTCCCTGCACCACTAGGTACAAATAATTCGGGACCTCTTTCACCTACTAAAACAGCTTCATTGCCATATACTGCCCCACCACCTGCTTCTTTTTTGTCAAATAAACCAGTCCCTACTGTCACATTAGCGTTAGGGAATATATGTTTTATAATTCTATTTACTACTTCCATTTGTAAAAAAATTGTAATTAATTGACTAACAATATCTTTAGCAAAATCTCTAAATGCACTTAGAGCATTTTGTCCTTCTAATAAAGAATCTACAAATTTAGTTGTGAATGCGTTGCTTGCATTAGTTACTGCTTGTAACAACTCATCGTCAAATGTACTTGCTAAATCAGATGATGCTTGTTCTATTTCATTGAATTTTTCTCTAAGTTGTTCCAAGGTGTATATTTCCATTAAAGCAAATTTAGCTTCATTTTCTGCAAAAATCTTACCTAAGTTAGCTTGTGTGTCAGCCAATATTTCTGTATCTCCTGTAAGTTTTGATATTTCATTTTCAAGGAAAGTATATTGATTAAGTAGCTGACCTTTTTCAAATATGCTGCCTTTTTCTGCTTCACTAAGCTGACCATACCCATCTAAAAGTCTATCTTGTGCTTCGTATTGTTTATCTAATTCTTTTGTAATATTTGCTATAAGCATTTCCTCATCAGCAAAAGCACCTCTATCAACCATAAGTTTGTGTCTTTGCATTTTTGTAGTGCCTTCTGGTATTCCTGCTCCACTAACTTCTGCTTGTAGTTGTCTCCTTTTTTCTTCAAGCAACATTGCATTTTCAAACGGGTCATCGCCCAAAATAACACCTAAACCTTTACCTTGTGATGATCTAATAGCTAAAGTAATGCTATTAGCAAACTCTGTCATAGAATCAGCCATACCTTTAAGCACATCAGCTATACCACTTTGAAATAAGGCATCAGCTAATTGTTTAAAAGCAATAGTCATGTTTGATGCTTTAGTTGATAAGTTATCCATCTTATCTTCCATAGCTCCGCCAAATTTTCTTTCTAAACCAGTTGTTAGAGCTTCTACTATAATTGCTGCACCTTCTGCACTTGCACCAAACTTAGCTATCTCATCTTTGCTTAAACCTAGCTCATCATTAAGGATGCCGAGAACATCAATACCCCTATCCATAACCATGTTCAATTCTTCAAGACCTAGACCACCTGAAGCTGATCTTTGTACTGTTTTTACTAATGCTTCAAACACACCTAATTGATCTGTTGATGTAGATGCAGTATCAGCGAATACTTGCAACATTCTATTGCTAGGTTCAATGCCTGCTGATTTTAATGAAATAAACGCTTTGGTTGCAGTTTCTATTTGGAATGGTGTAGTTTGTGCAAAAGCTAAAACTCTGCCCATAGCTTCTTGACCTGCTTCCATGCTCCCAAATACAGTATTTAATGAATCTGTTAAATCTTCAAACTCCATACCGACTTTAGCAATTTTTGTAATTGCTACGCCTATAGCTACAATAGAAGCTGCTGCTGCAACAGCAGGACCTTTAATACCTTTTAATTTAGCTCCAAGACCACCACCTGCCATACCAAATGCTGCACCACCTGCAGCACCAGTTGTTTTGATTTTACCTTCTATTTTATTAAGTTCAGCTTTAAGCTGTTTGGTATCAGCTTCAATTTTAATAATTAGTTTATCTATCTCATTCATCAGTCAGGGTATAACTCCATAAGATCATCTAGTTCTGCTCTATCCATAGGTTTTTCTTTATTAACACCATTAAACTGTTTAAAACCTTTTATGGCTAGATACATCTCTCTAGGTGATAAATCCCAAAAGTCTATAGGTCGCATTCCCATCATGCCAACACAAATCATATAGAAGTCTCCCCAATTGATAGGTGGCGTGTGTTCATCTACTCTATTGCTTTTTTTTTATCTTCCTCGTCTGAGTCATTGTCGTTTAAGGTAGATACCAAGAGTTTGGCTACCTCTGTAGAAGCTGTAACAATACCTACATCAGATATTATTTGCCCTACTTTCTTTTCATCAAAGTCATTGCCACCACCTCTAAGGGCATAGCGTAATACGACTAATAATGTTCTTATGCGAACTTTAGCTTGTGCAATGTTCTGTGCAAGTTCAAGAATGCCTGTGTCTAGTTCATCCTCAATCTTGACTAAGCTGTCTATTGTTAATCGGCACTTATAGGTTTCAGAACCTAATGTTACTTCAATCTGACCCTTGAGTGGGTTTGTCATCTGACTTCTCCTTTGTTGTACTTGCCATTGCAAGCGTGATTTTTAGCATATCATCTCTCTTGTCAATCATGTGTGATTTGATTGAGATGTCTTTACCATTAACTTTGACACTCTTACCGATTTTTACATTAGGCATATCCAGTTGATCGCCCTGCATCATACCCATAACAGTATCTTTCTCTGCTTTTACTTTAACTTGTTCCCAAGCCATGATCTTATACAGTTGCGAATGTTATAGCACCTGCTGATTCAAAGGACATACTGTAAGTAACTTCCCCATTGAACTCACC